CTTGGCTCAAAGAGCAAGGCGTAACAACGATACGAAGCCACATCACCGAAAGGTCTACTAGGCTAAGAGATTTCACCGATGATGGCGCTGCTAGAATTCGAGCAGAAGCTGGTGACTGGGGTGTGTCGGAAGTAGATCCCACCATTGGCACTACGGACAGCGCGTTCCAGACTAAATATGCTAACGTCAACTTCAGAAAGTTGACTATGAACAACAATGCAAACTTAACCGTAGACGATGATTGAGGACAAGCGATGTATATACCGGAAACAATTGACGTGGATGGCGCTGAGTACAAGGTCGTAGATCTACCACAAAACTTACAGAACTTGCTGGTAGAGCACTGCAACGCCGTCTTGCAACAAACGGCGTATGAACGTTTATGCACCACCCTTGCCGATGAGATAGCTCATGGGGTAAAGGATTGGAGTTCAACGAACACCGGAAGTACCCCTGACCTGCATTCGGTTACTTAGGATGGACGTTGGCGCTGTTGGTGGAATGTCTCAGGTTAGCTGGAAGCAGGTTGCTGTTCAGAAGCAAGAGGTGCTGAGAACCGGCGGTGACGGTGAGCTAGTGCGTGAAGCGATACAAACCATAATGCCTACCGTGTACACCATGAAAGATGGGAGGATAACTGTAGAAAAACTAGCGCCTACCCAAAGAATTAACATTAGCGTTTAGGAAAACTTATGGCGGAAATGACAGCGGCGCAAAAGCGCAAAATGATAGCCGAGCTACGTAAAGCATCAAAGCTACACGCAGGGCAAGCTGACAGGCTAGAGAAGACTCTTCCAAAGAAGAAAAGCAAGTGACTCCAACAGAAAAGGCCATAGCAAAGATTGAAGCACACGAGAAAGAATGCGCTATCCGCTACCAAGGTATTGAGCAGCGCCTTCAAGACGGAAGCAAGCGGTTTGATCGCCTCGAAATGATGATCTGGGGGGTCTACGTAACAGTTGTTGTAGCAGTCGCGCTGCCGCAATTTATGAGGTGAGTTATGATTATTGAGTCTGTTGCAGCCGCTGGTATGTTGCTCCAGCAGATCAACTCGGTCATCCAGAATGTGAACGAAGGCAAGGCTAATGTCGATCAGGCAATGGCTTTGGTATCTGATTTTGGCGAAGCTCTCAATGCGTTTGAGATTGACCGCAAGTCTTCCGCATTCAAGCCGCTATCTAAGAACGACATCTTGAAGCTGCAAATGCTTCGCAGGTCGCAGGAGCGATACCAAAAAGATCTTAGGGACTTGCTATTAGTCGCAGATCCGGCGCTTCTGAAATCTTATGATGACGCGATTTTCCAACAAGAAAAAGATAGGAAGGCCCACCAAGCCATGCTGAACAAGAAACGCAAAGAACGTGAAAAACTTATGCACGACATTGCAGTTGGGGCGGTGTCTTTAGTTATTGGCGGTGGTGTAGCCATCGGTATGATTTACTTAATTGTCAAAGCATTCGGGCCTTAGTTATGAACGCAAAACGGTTAGAAGAAGGTAGTGAGTACGCTGAATATGACGCAGATGGCGACGGCATAGTCTCTGATGCAGAGATAGAAACTAGCAAAGAGCTACTTGAGCTACGGCTACACCATGAACGAGCCGATGCACAACGGGCTATGAGTTGGTTTGCGCTGTGGGGAATGCTGTTATACCCGTCACTAGTTGTCGCATCAGAGTTCTTTGGGATGAACCAAGCTGCAACGATTCTTGGCGACATGGCGGCAGTCTACTTCGTGTCCGTTGCGGGTATCTTGGCGGCGTTCTTTGGCGCACAAGCATGGTCAAATAGGAAATAGATATGAGTATCGTTGCATCGTTAGTTGGGCCGGTTACAGGGCTGCTGGACAAGTTCATAGAGGACAAGGATCAAAAGAACGCCTTGGCCCACGAGATTGCTACTATGTCTGAAAAGCACTCGCATGAGGCGCTAAAAGGCCAGCTAGAAATCAACAAGATGGAAGCTGCACATAAGTCGTTATTTGTAGCGGGATGGCGACCTGCTATCGGTTGGATCTGTGCGCTGGGCCTGCTCTATAACACCATCATCGCCAACATAATCAGCATCTGGGTAGCTGTACCAGAAGTAGATACAACGCTTCTAGTGCCCGTTATGATGGGGATGTTAGGGTTGGGTGCTATGCGTTCATACGAGAAGGTCAACTCCGTCGCACGGGAGAAGTAATGGGTCAGTTGATTGACATGATAAAGCGCCACGAAGGCGTCAAATCCAAGGTCTACAAGTGCAGCCAAGGGTACGAAACAATAGGCGTAGGTCGAAACATCTCAGAGTCTGGCCTTGGGCTGTCTGATGACGAGATAGATTATCTACTACATAACGACTTAGAGCGTTGCAATGAAGAGCTGGCTAAGGCGTACGACTGGTACAGCGAACTAGATAAACCCAGACGAGACGCAATGGTTGATATATGCTTCAATCTGGGCATTACGCGGTTGCGTGGGTTCGTTAAAGCTCTGGAAGCTATGTCTCGCCAGCAATTTGACATCGCCGCCGACGAGTTCATGGACAGTAGGTGGGCCACACAGGTTGGTTACCGAGCCGAAGAGGTGACAGAGATGATTCGCACAGGTACATATAAATAATGGCTCTGCGTAAGTTAGCGTTTAACCCCGGCGTCAACCGTGAAAATACGCGCTATGCCAACGAGAATGGCTGGTTTGATTGCGATAAGGTCAGGTTTCGAGCTGGGCTACCGGAAAAGATTGGTGGTTGGGAACGTATATCTGACAATACTTTTTTAGGTGTAGCCCGTACGTTGTTTAACTGGGTTACGTTACAAAACCAAAACTTAATGGGTGTAGGCACTAACCTAAAGTTCTATATTGAAAAAGGCGGTGTGTATTTTGATGTAACGCCCGAGCGTACGCCGTCTGGAGTATCTCTTACTAATCCTTTTACGACTGTTAGCGGGTCTAGCACGGTAACTGTAACCGATGCGGCTCTTGGGTATATAAATGGCGATTTTGTTACGTTTAGCGGCGCATCTGCTGTAGGAGGGCTTACATTAAACGGTGAGTTCCAGCTAACGTATGCTACTGGCAATAGCTACACCATTGAAGCATCAGCAGCAGCTTCATCATCTGCTACTGGCGGCGGCTCCGTAACAGCAAAATACCAAGTAAACGTCGGCCCTGAGACTGAAGTACCGCTGTCAGGTTGGGGCGCTGGTGGTTGGAATGAAGGTGCTTGGGGTGAAGGTGTTATATCTTCAGATGCTATTCGTCTTTGGAGCCAATCTAACTTTGGAGAAGACTTAGTATTCGGCCCTCGAAACGGTAGGCTTTACTACTGGGATGCTTCTGTGGGGCTAGATACACGCGCTGTAGACGCTACTACACTATCAGGGGCATCTAACGTACCCACCGTACAAAACGTCACACTAGTATCCGATGTAAGCCGGTTTGTATTTTGTTTCGGCGCAAATACATTAGGCACTTCAACGCAAGATCCCATGCTTATTCGCTGGTCAGATCAAGAAGACATTACGAACTGGACACCCAGTGCAACAAACCAAGCAGGAGATTTACGACTATCTAAAGGGTCAGAGATCATTACTGCACTACAGTCCCGCCAAGAAATACTGGTGTGGACAGATTCAGCTTTGTATTCGTTGCAGTATCTAGGCGGAACTGCAGTGTGGGGATCTCAGCTACTTGGAGATAACATCTCTATAGCCTCTCAAAACGCTGCGGCTTTTGCAGATGACGTAACGTACTGGATGGGGATAGATTCCTTCTACATGTACGACGGTAGAGTGAAGGCGTTACCTTGTTCTTTGAAGCGGCATGTCTTTAATGACATAAACCATTTTCAGACTAAACAAGTCTTTGCAGGCACCAACGAAGGATTCGATGAAGTATGGTGGTTCTACTGTTCTGCCAACTCATCTACTGTAAATAAGTACGTGGTCTATAATCATGTACAAAACATTTGGTACTTCGGCAGTTTAGCCCGCTCCGCATGGGTTGATACGGGGATCAGACAGTTTCCCGTTGCAGCTACATATAGTAACAACTTAGTCACGCACGAAGACGGTGTAGACGATAACGAGGTTGGTGAAAGAGCCGGTATCACTGCGTTTATAACCTCTGGAGAATTTGACATGGGCGACGGGGATCGGTTCGCTTTTGTACGCCGAATACTGCCCGACGTAACTTTCAATGGGTCTACAGCAGACAGTCCAAGTGCAACACTAGAATTGTTACCGCTTCAGTCCTCGGGTTCTGGGTACAACAGCCCTAGATCAGAAAGTGGTGAGAACAGCGGTGCTGTAATTCGTTCTGCTGTAGTACCTATAGAAGCCTTTACTACTCAGATTAATACTCGGGTACGTGGTAGGCAGATGTCCATAAAGGTACAGTCTTCAGATATAGGTGTGTCTTGGCAGTTCGGTGCGCCTAGACTTGACATACGTCCTGACGGGAGGCGGTAATGCCCACATACGTTGCTGTAGCTCCTCGGCTACCTAACCCACCAAAAGAATACACACAAGCTAATTTTGAACAGCTTAACAACGCTCTACGATTGTATTTTAACCAACTAGATGAAAATGTACGTTTAGCGGGTGCTTCTCCCGAATCTCAAGCGCAGGTGTGGTTCCTTGGCTAATCAATACAAAAACGCAAAAGCAGATCTAACCAGCACAGGTGCCACTACGCTGTACACATGCCCTGCGGCTAAGACAGCTATAGTAAAGTCTATCTTGGTGTCCGAAGACGCGGGACTTGCCGATACCATAACTGTAACGCTTACCGACGCATCTTCTAATGTGTTTAGTCTGTTTAAGACAAAAGCTGTTATAGCCAACAACACACTAGAACTTCTCACAGCGCCGTTGGTGATCGAAGAATCGGAAATACTGAAAGTACAAGCTGCAACAGGTAATAGGCTGCACGTTGTAGCTAGCTTGCTGGAGGTTACGTAATGATAGGTGGAGGTTTCGGCGGTTTTGGCGGTATGGGTCTAGGGGCACTTGGAGGGCTTGGTGGGTTCGCACCTACTCCAGAACAAATACAGGAAAATCTGAAAGCCTATGGCATAGCAGGCTATACCCCTCCCGCGCCTGTTGCGCCCGTTGCGCCTATAAGACCAAACCGATTTCAAGAAGAGGTAGCGGCTGTTAAAAGTCCTAGACCCGCACCTGTCGTAGCGTCTAAACCTACACCAGTGATGCCCGTTGCACCTGAACGAATCCCCACATCAACGACACCAACGCCTGTCGCACCTGTTTTTTCTGCGCCCATATCGGACTTTCCAGAAGGCAGAGGGGTAGCAGACGGGCCGACGACACCAACGCCCGCAGCGCCTGTACCCGCAACATCTGCCCCTATTCCCCCTACGGCAGACCCAGTAATAGCTGCCGACGCGCTAAAAAATGTGCGGGCCATGACTAAAAACATGACTCCAGAACAGTTACGTGAGGTATCAACATACGCACCGGAGTTGGCTGAACAGTTAAGAGAGCCAATAACACCCAAGAGCGCCGTTCAATCGTACAAAGATATGCTACTAGGTGCTGCGGACAAGAATGTGTATAGCGTTATAGGCGATGTAGACGAAGTAGATGATTTCTACGACAGGTCGTTCAAAAACACAGTCACAGACCCACTGGGAACAGATAAAAAAGCGATAACAGCTAGAGATACAACGGACGGTGGGGCCAGAGGAAGTCAGTATTTATCAGGCAAACGAGGAGATGTATTTGCGTTTACCTCTGACGAATACATATCTGAGGTAGGTGCTCCCGAATACTTGAAAGCGTTAAAGCGCGGCGTTGGGGTAGACAAGGATGTGCTTCGATCTACCTATGGCTCTATAGCTAATGCCGATGGTGCAGGTACTGCGGCAGCATTAAGTAACCACTATGGGTTTGACGTTCTACCTATTGATTCTGCATCAGATATTGAAAACTTTGGTGGTAACTACGGAGAGCATACAAATGCTTCACAAGAACAAATCTCCGAGTTTCAATCACTTATCAAGCCTGTACTTGCTGAAACTATACCCTACCTACAAGCCACTGAAGGTTTAAGCTACCAAGACGCACTGCTAGAAGCATACAAGCGCGACCCTATGGTTCAGGCCATGTACGCTAAATATGGTGTGCAGCCGATACGGCAAACAAAAGACGGGTCTACTTACCTCTATGACCCCATGACTTTCGGTGAAATACGTACTAAGGAAGTCAAAGATAGCTCTGTTAAAGACGCACTCAAGGTAGCTGCTCTGGTCGGCTTGTCCGCTTTTGGTGGCGGTGCATTAGCTGGTACGGCTGCATTTGGTGGGGGTACGTCCGCTGCTGGCTCTGCATTGGCCTATGGCACGACATCAGCAGGTATTACCGCAGCTACAGGCGGCGATACTAACGACATTCTAAAATCCTTTGCACTTGGTGGTGTAGGCGGGTTCGCCAAAGGACTTAATGCAAACGCAGCAGGGCTGGCAGATAAAGCAAGACAAGGCGCGTTTACTTTGGGTGCTGCGGCACCAGACCCTGCGCTAATAGAAGCCGCAAATGCTGCTGCAAAAACTGCCGATTCGTTTAACAAGGTAGTGCAAGGGGCTAAATTCGTAGACGCTGCCATAGACGGAGATATAGCTGGCGCTGCGGTTTCTATGTTTGGCCCTAAATTCACCGAAACAGCAATGAACAAAGTTGGGCTAGATAAAGACTTCTTATCTGATTACAACATAAACCAAGACGATGTTGTTGCGGGGCTGGTTAAAACCCAGACGGAACTAGCTAAAGGCACAGACTTTGGAGATGCTATAGCTAGAGGTTTTGGCGAGTATATTATGGAGGGTGGAGCGTTAGCGCCTAATAACGTCAAGACACCTGAGTTCATCAAAATGATAGGCGATGCACTCAGGGAAGTCGGTAGCAAATTTGATGACGTTATCTTGCAGCCCATAAAGGGTGTTGCAGAGCCGGTGATAGATGTTGCAAGGGACATAGGTAGCGCGGTAGACGATGCGTTCATACAGCCTATTCGAGAAGGACTTAAAGTTGTAGACGACGAGGCAATACAGCCTATTCGAGAAGGACTTAAAGTTGTAGACGACGAGGCAATACAGCCTATAAAGGAAGGGTTTGAAACAGTATATGAGTCAGTTGACCTACCCGATGTTGATGTTGACTTATCCGATGTTGATGTTGACTTGTCCAACTCTGGATCGCCCGATGCCGCTACCCCACCTTTTTTCCCCACACTGATGCCACGATTCCGTCAGGTGGTCTCAGAGGTACCAGAAGGTCAGGAAATTACACCGTACGATTTTGGTGATGATCCGTTACTAGCATTCTTAGCTGACAACCTAAGAAAGAACCAAGAGTATACGGCGGCAAGTGGTGGTGTAGTCAGAAGTTCTTATGGTAATCTTGACGAGCTGCTACGTATAGTTGGAGGCAAGTGATGGGTTATGGAGTTTTTATGGGGAGTAATCCTCTTTCAGACGATGATTTGCTGAGTGAGTTTGGCTTCGACGAAGACAACAGATCTAATGCCGACATACTCGATTTTATTACAGGCGCAAGTGACTCCATGCCTTCCGACGACGACTTGTTGTTAAGTTTATTTGAGTTTGGTGAAGACGAGAGATCTAATGCTGACATACTCGCCTTTCTTGCGGATGCAAAAGAAAACGACTACCAACCTACAATCGTAGACAGGATTCTCGCGCCGTTTCGTGGGTCTAGTGGGTCTAGCAGCGGCGTTAGTTTAGGTAGTCTGGTAGCCCCGTTTATCCTAAGCAAAGCTCTAGGAAGCACAGGGATGTTTGATACTAAGAAGCCTCCTGTCGGCTACCAAGGTAGTATTCCTAAGCTCAAAGCAACACGAGAACAGATTACAGGTAGAGACGACACAGACCGTCGTCCCGGTAGCGGTGGCAGACGTTACTTCTCAGACGTTAGCTATACCAAAGAAGCAGATACTTTAGACATGGCTGCTGGAGGTCTAGCTTCATTAGAAGGTGGCGGGTATTTAGAGGGCGATACTGATGGGCAAGCTGACCTTGTGCCCGCCGATATTGATGGCGTACAAGAAGCCCGCCTAAGTCACGGTGAATACGTGTTACCTGCTGATCTAGTTGCTATTCTTGGCAACGGCAATTCTGACGCAGGTGCGAAAGCCTTAGACGAGTTTATGTCTACAGTCCGTAAAGAAGCTACGGGAACGCCGAAGCAACAAAAGAACATCGACGCAGACAAAGCTCTGCAAATACTGATGAGAGGGTAGGGTATGGGAGCAAATACAAATACAGATTATGTCCCAACTGGTATACCTACAGACGGCACCGTAGGCCAATCCGCCGGATACGAAAACACATTATCCGAATACGCTGGCCCATACGTTACAGATATGCTGGCAAAGGGCGCTGCGCTGGCAGACATGCCCTACACTGCGTACGAAGGCCCGCTAACCGCAGGTACTTCTGCTCTGCAAGACCAAGCCTTTGCAGGCTACGCTGGTTTAGACACCGCTCCCGCCACAAGTTTGGGCAGTTTCTCTGCTACGGGTGCTCCTGCGATTCCTAATTTTTCAGGTATATCCGGTGTAGCCGCACCTGTTCGCCCTGCTGTGGAAACTTTCGTACCGCAGGGAGGCTCAATCCAGTCGAACGTAGCGGCCCAGTACATGAACCCCTACCTACAAGCTGTATTAGACCCACAGCTACGTGAAGCACGTAGGGAAGCTGATATTAGTCGTATCGCAGATGCTAGTAGACTGACTAAAGCAGGTGCTTTCGGCGGGTCACGCCAAGCTATTATGGAAGCCGAAGGCCGTCGTAACTTAGGACAGCTACAGTCTGATATTGTCGGTAAAGGCTACGCAGACGCTTTTGACCAAGCGCGTTCGCAGTTTAATACAGAAGAAGACCGCAGAATCGCCGCAGAACAGGCTGACCGCCGATACGGTCTAGATGCTTTATCAGCAATGGAGCGTGCCGGTGCGAGACAGCGTGATATTGAACAAGAAGGCATCACTGCCGACTATTTGCAGTTTGAGAAAGAACGTAAGTATCCCTACGAGCAGATCGCGTTCCAACAGTCTCTACTTGACGGACTACCTCTTACAGCAAGGCAAGAGTCTTACATTGAGCCTAGCGGATTTGCGTCTGGGGCTGGAGACATGAACGCGGTAATAGAATTTTTAAGGTCAATTGGCGTCATCCCTGAGACTTCTTGAGTTAGCAATATGAATAATCCTATTAGTCAAATCGAACGCACAAAAGACGCTTATGCTGGAAACATGCAGGGGCTACAGAAACGTGCAAACGTGTCAAAAGAGCTTATCGACCTGCTTGCTATGCAACAGCTCAAGAAAGACCTTGATGCGGCTAAACGCAATCAGATGATGCAAATGCAAGGCAACCCTGCCACGGTAAAGGATCAACTACAGCAGGGTCTTATGGGGGAGTACCGCCAGCAAGCCGCGAAAGAGATGGGTATGATGCCCAGCGAAGGTCAGGCTATAGCTCGCGCCCAACAAGCCATGCCACAAGGTATGCCCCAACAGCAAGCACGTATGCCACAAGGTATGCCTCAAGGCGCTTCACAGCAGCCACAAATGGCGCAAGGCATGATGAGTCAAGCTCGTCCAGTGCAGTTAGCTGGCGGCGGTATTGTTGCGTTTAATAAAGGGTCAAAAGATGAAGGGCCGGTAGAAGTGCCAAAAGGGCTAGGCTCAGATGAGCTAGCTGACTTTTTACGAGGCACCGTCCAAGGGAAAGGGCTTTCTGCTATGGAGCAGGCTAAAGAGTTCAAACGCTTGATGGCAGAACAAGGCTTTGACCCGTTAGGCAGGCCAATTATTGAAGAAAAACCAGTTTCAGAAGGTACGACACGCAGAAGGGCAAGAGCAGGACTAGACACGGGGGTAGGTATTGCGGCAACAACACCTAGAAATTTTGATACTTCGGGCCTACAAGCACAAGTAGACGCTGAATATGGTAGGCAGGGTATAGTAAATCCTAAATATGCGCCCCCACCTAATGCAGCTCAACAACAAGAAGAGCGTGAAACACGTAGAAGTGAGGCACAGCAAAGGGCTGAACAACGTAAGAAAGAAGAGTACGAATCTAGTCTACAAGGGCAGTTAGACGCAGTAAAAACTAGCGGCATAATGTCCGGTATAACTCCTTACCAGTTAGATGAAACACAACGAACCCAAGCGGAAGCAGAGCTAGCATTAGACCCTGACAAGAAAGGACTTGCCGCGATAGAACGCATAAGAGATCTGTCGAAAATGAGTGACAATGAACAGTTGCTCAAGGACATGCAGGATCGTGTACAGGCAACTTATGACGAAACTGCTCTGTCCGGTATGGATAGGTTCCAAGAACTACTAAGCGCAGCCGCTATAGGTGGTACAAGAGGTGTAGGTATACGCGGTAGCCAACTAAGGCAAGCAGAACGCAACCGTCGTAGGCAGCTAGACCAAGACATAATGGGCATCCAAGCAACTACCATAGAGCTTAATCGTAACTTCGGTGCCGATGCTGCACGAGCATACGCCGAGGCGGAAGCCAATGTAATCACGCAGAAGCAAAACGCACGCGACTTCCTACGGAACGCTGACCAAGCAGAAGTAGCAAGTATGATGGACAAAGCACGCTTGACAATGGAAGAGCAGAGAAACGTGCGTCAGTTGTTTAGTGAACAGGAACGTAATCGACTGTTAGCAGAACAAATAACCGCTACTAATGCGCGAGCGTTAGGCGGGGACATCGCTGCTGCACTAGCTAAACTCGTAACATCGCGTGCTGAAATCGCAGAGAGTGTAAGACTAAGCCAAAGATACGCAGATCTTGACTCGCTAGATCCGGTAGATGACGCACGTAAGATAAAGCTGCTAGAAGGGCAACTAGCCTCCGAAGTAGCGGCGTTAACAGCCGATATAGATGCTATGGCTGACGATTTACGGACGCGGCAGCGTGAGTTAGACCAAGCGCGACAAGCGCAGACGAAGCGATTAACTCCTTCTGAGCAAGTCACACTTTCCCCTGAAAGCCAGAGGGCTGTAGCAGAATCTGGAGTCTGACTAAATGGCAACAGTAGCGCAGGCTAGAAAAGCCATAGAGGTGTTAGAAGCTCGCGGCGATATAGCCGGAGCCGCTGCTATCCGAAGGGATCTGAGTGCTGCCGGACTATCTGCTAGCGCCACGGACTTTGAAGCGCAGGTTGCCGCAGAACGTCAGCAAAGGCTTGAGCAAGAAGAACTCCGACGCCAAGAAGACTTAGAACGTCGCATCGAACTGGCTGAACTCGAACGCGGGTCACTCGCCAGAGGCATAGACATCGGCACCGATATTATAGGGCAGGCCACAGGCTCTACTCTTGAAGGCGCTGGTAAGTTGTTTGGTTTAGCAGGACTTGAACAATACGGTGCTGAAGTCGCCCTTGAGAACGAAGCGGACGCACAGCGCAAAGCACGGTTTCAAACCAGATTCGATGATATTGGCGGTATCGGAGATTTTGGGTCTTATCTTGGCGGTATTGCCGCAGAAAGCGCCCCACAGATGGGGGCAACCCTTGCTGGTGGTGTAACAGGCGCGAAGATTGGTGCGGCCCTTGGCCCAGTAGGTGCGGGTATTGGCGCATTGGTGGGCGGTGCAGCCGCCAGCTTACCATTCTTCTACGGTATGAACCGCGAGCGGCAAAAAGAAGCCATAGATAAAGGGTTAAGAACTGAAGTAGACGAAGGTGCAGCAGCGTTAACTGCCATCCCACAAGCCACGCTTGACGCCATCCTTGGGCGTTTGTTCGTCGGTAAGCTCGGCCTTACTAACCGCGCAGTAGGTGGCGGCGGTATATTTACCCGTGGCGTTAAAGGGACTGCGGCTGGTGCCATAATAGAAGCACCTACAGAACTGGGGCAGCAAGTCCTAGAACGCGCACAAGCTGGGCTACCTTTAACCAGCGAAGACGCTATTGCAGAGTATCGTGAAGCAGCTATAGCTGGTGGTCTGTTAGGTGGTTCTATACGAGGTACCGCTACCGTAGCTGGCGGTGATGTTGCCGCTAGAGAAGACGCACAGAAGGCAAAAGAAGAAAGAGACGCTGCCGCCAGACGCGCCGAAATAGAAGCCACACTAGCTGAAGAAGCCGCCGTTGAAGCAGAGGCAGCAGAGCGACAGGCAGAAGTAGAACGTCGCATACGTGGAGGCGAACCCCAACCTGATACCGTTGCAAGGCCCGCACCCCCTGCCGTAGAGGCCACGACGGAAGAAGCGGTAGACGAAGTAACAGAGGAAGGCGCACCTCCTGTCGTAGATGCCGAAGCAAAAGACGCTGCCGCCGTTGTATCCGAAACTGTAATCGAGCGCGAGGGTCAGCCGCCTGAGACAACCACGCAGACGCGGGAACAGTTTGAAGCCGCTGTTGATGAAGCTCAACAAAAGGCCGATGCCGCGCCAACCGTCCTAACCGCAAAGTTCTTCGATGACATAGGATTCGGTAAAGCAGCGAAGATACGTAAAGAACTTGAGGGCAAAGATCTTACAAATCCCGATACCCGAGACGCCCTAAGAAGAGCCGCCGCCAAGAATCGCAGCAAAAAGAAGCTAGAAATACAGGCTAATCTGGAAGAGGCATTCAAGGAACAAGAGGTAGTAGATGACCAGCAACGTGATATATCTGCCAGTACCGAAGGAAAATCTGTCGCAGCAAGAGGTAGAAAAAGCTATGCAGCTAATCTATCAGGCATGGAAGTCGATGCAGGACGTGCGAATACCGTGGAATCTGGCCCATCTGTCGGAGGAGCAGTGGCAGATGTTGGAGGAGACACTGGACGACCTGTTGTTGGAGAAGGAGGAGAGTCAGATACACTAACAGAACAAGATACAGAAGCTCTAGCAGATGAACTTACTACGCTACTAGCCGTAGAAAACAAAAGTCCCGAGCAGGAAGCTAGGCTTTCGCAGTTAATGTCTTTGGCTAGAGCAGAATTTGCGCGGCGTCAGAAACCACCTGAAGGTATGCGAGAAGCAAGTTTAGAGCTTGAAGAAGGAGCAGCTACAGAAGAGCAGGCGGCAATAGACGCAGAGACAGAAGCAGAAGCCGCAGAGCTTAGTGAAGCTATAACAAACCTACAGGAAGCGCAGAAGAAGATTGAAGGTGGTAAGTCCAAAACTACACCTGTACGTATAGCCAAATCAATAGCTGATCCTGACAACGTAAGAATGCAACAGATACGCCAGTTCCATGCGGACAGAGTGGCAGAGGCAAAAGAATACGGTGAGAAGCTCCCTACACTAGCGCAGTCATCAGACGAGTTCACAGCACTAGAAACCCTAAACCCGAACGTACGTAGAGTAGAAGGTACACGTTACTCTGCCACAGAGGGAGATCGTGGCTATAAACTGTCAAGGCAGCTTGAGAAAGGCTACCGCACGGAACAAGAACTAGTCGCTGAACGTGATAGCCTCCTCATGGAAACGGCTGGAAAGTCTTTAGTTGATGCTATGGAGTATTTAGCAAAGAGCGTTAACAGCCCATTTGAGAAGCTGCTAGCAAATAACATAGTAAAGCTAATAAAGCGTATGGAAAACGCCGGGTTCAGCTTTGACTATAAGATTGTAGACATAAAAGGAAATATCCAGCCTAAAGGACTTCGGGGGCTGACTACTGTGTCCAAGGACAATAACGTCGTAGTTTCGCTTGCTGCTACGGATGACGCTTTATCGGCGGATAATGGTGTTAATCACCAAACTTTATTGCATGAAGGTGTCCACGCAGTAACTTTAGCTGCAACTACTGCCGTAAGGAGAGGACTACTGCCGGACGGCTTGAAGCTGAAACAAGACGTTAAAGACCTATTCGATCTGTTCGACGGAATAATTAGCTACTTTAATTCTCAGATAGCCGAGCTAGACGCGGGCAGGATTAGCGAGGAAGAGCTGCACCCAGTCATATCGACTTACTATAGACGCAACGAAGCTACCTCACCTAACTTCCTTAACAATGCTGACGAGTTGCTTGCATGGGGGCTGACAGACAGCGAGATGCAAGATTTTCTCGATACTGTTCCCTACAACATGCGAACTGGTGAAGTAGGAGTAGAAGGTAAAGGTACAGTAACGCTGTGGGAAGCCCTCGTAAACGCACTACGTAAGCTGTTAGACCTGCCACCTAAGGACAACACCGCCCTGAACGAACTGCTGCGCGTGCAGAATAACTTGCTTGCGCCAGAAGAAGGTGCCTTAACCGCCTTAGCGAACAGATACGGGGCTGGCACGGCGGCATCTAGGGAGCGAAACCCTGCTCTGGTTAGTAGGCCAGAAAAGATGGCGTCTGAGATCTTAAATGGTGGCCTAAAAAGTGTACCCATACTGGATTCCAAGGGCGTACAGCGAGTGCGAGACGTTGTTTCTGACGCTTCCTTGCCGGAAAAAGCTAAATCGTTTGCGCTGGGTATTCTTAGTCTCAACGGCCTAGAAATGGTCGCTAAGAAATACATACCTAAGATCGGCAAGGTCAGGGATCTAGTGCTGAAAGAAGGTGGGCGGCTACAGGAACTTAAACGTCCTGTGGATGCAACGATTAGCAAGATCTCTGCCTTCGCCAAAAACAACAAAGAGAAGGTAGACATACTCAACAGGCTCATGCCGTACAGCTCTCTAATCGGCGTAGATCCATCCAAGGACAGGAAAACGTACGAGGAAGATGCTGATAAGCTAGCCGAATACGATGCCATGCACGCTAAGGATGGCGATTGGACTGCATTAGGGGAAGACGGGCAGAGAATCTACAGGGTTGTCCGCAACACGTACAAAAAGCTGTACGACGAGATAGCTAATGTAATAAAGATACGTCTGGAAGCTACAGACCTAGACCCAAAGAAACGTAAGAACGTATACGACGAACTGATTAACAAGTTATACAAAAACGTAACGATTGACCCGTATTTCCCTCTTATACGTGAAGGTAAATATCGCCTGCAATACAACGCCACTGATCCGAAGACAGGGCAAGCAGAGTTCTTTACAGAGTCGTTTGAAACCAAACGCGAACGCCGAGAAGCTATAGAAGAACTAAATGCTATGGCGGGCGAGATACAACTGAAAAACGTGCTCTCGTTTGAAGGGACGGAAAAAGTAAACTACAGCAACGCCCCTGCTGGGTCGTTCGTAAACAATGTGCTTGGCGTGTTAAGCGCCAACAAAGTAGAAGCTGGCGTACAAGACGAGATCATAAAACTGTTTCTGGACACACTGCCAGAACGCTCGTTTGCACAGTCGTTTAGACGGCGCGAAGGTTTCCGTGGCTTCATAGGTGACCCAGCAAATCTTCGGGAAGCTAAGTACCCCAATCACGATATGGTGCGGGCACTGCGAATACGAACCGCGTCTGTAACACGGCAGATCGTACGTATGGAGTTCGGCGCAGAGCTGCAAAAGGTTCAAGAAGAACTTAACGAAGACTTCAAGGCGTACAATAACAACCCGAACGTATCAGAAAACGACAAGCAAGCCGCTGCTCAGTACCTAGCAGAAGTCGAAAAACGTATAGCCTTCGCTAAGAACCCCGACGTAGAAGACTGGGCCAAGAACCTGACTACGTTCGGCTTTGCTATGACACTAGGTATTAACTTGTCATCCGTGTTAGTCAACTTCTCTCAGATACCTATGGTCATAGCGCCGCACTTAGCCAGCACTAGGGGTGACGACGGCGAATACTTCGGTTACAGCGATACGCTCAGTGCTATGGGTGAAGCGGTAAGGCTATTCAAAAACGCGGGTAGAAGCGACGAGAACATCAAATACCTGCCGTTTATCAAGCAACGTGAAGCTCCAGTAGAAGCGATTGGGCCAGATGGTACAGAACAGGTTATGGTTCCTTCCGCCCCATCCATAGATAACTATGACTACAACGCTGAAGGTATACCGCCAGAGGTCAAAGAGTTTGAGATGCTGGCTAAGGTGGCAGAGGAGACAGGCCAGCTAAACAGATCCATCATGTATGACACGTTGGACATGGAAGAGATTGACAGCATACGAGGAAAGATCGGGGCGGTCTCCGGGTTCATGTTCCATCATGGCGAACGTATGACACGTCAGGTGGCTCTTGCTGCGGCGTACCGCCTAAAAGTGGACTCCATGAAGCGTGCCAAAAACAACTTGTCCAAGGCAGATTTCAAGGCTTTGTCTGCTGAAGAGAAAGCTAACCTCAAGTTGAGCGAAGCTGAGTACCGCGAAGCCGCTGAGTTCGCTGTCTATGAGGTGGAACTTACTAACGGTGGCACCGCTGCCGCTTCTGCACCGAGACTCGCTCAACAAGGGATAGGTAAGGTTGCGTTTCTGTACAAGCGATACGGCGTGCAGATGATGGAGCTTTTATACAAGCTAGGTGCGGAGTCAATCAGAGGCACACCAGCGGAAAAGGCACAGGCCCGTAGGCAAATGGCAGGTGTATTCGGCGGTGCGGCGTTGGTTGCTGGCGCACAAGGTCTGCCAATGTACGGCGTGGCTGCTATGGTGTACGACATGTTCAAGGGCGATGAAGACGAAGATCTTGATACTGTAGTTCGTAAGACGATAGGAGAAGAGCTTTTCGGAGGTATGGGTAACGCTGTACTAGGTGTAGACGTTGCGAGTCGTATGGGCCTGTCTGACTTGATATTCCGAGATCGACTAATTGAAAAAGATCAGTCGTTCATATTTGACTTAGTAGAAGTTCTTGGTGGCCCTGTAGTCGGTGTATCAATGCAGATGGAACGAGGGTATGACAAAGCAATAAACCAAGGTGAGCTTATGAGGGGTGCGGAAGCTATGTCCCCCGCTGCGCTACGCAATGTTTTGAAAACCTACCGATTCTACGAAGACGGTGCCAAAACCCAGCGGGGTGATGTCATTGTAGATGATATATCTGCACCTCTGCTCGTCATGCAGCTCTTTGGTTTTGCCCCAGCGGAGTACACCAGACAACTGGCACAGAATGCTCAACTCAAGAAAA